AAGAACATTCTCCGTAGATATTGAGACTGATAGTACGGTTAGGATCGACCAAAACCAAGAAAAAGCTGATAGATTAGAGTTTGCTCAGGCAATAAGTACCTTCTTTGCTCAAGCAACACCTATTTTACAAGTTGGAGGAATGAATAAAACAGCATTCAATGAGATGTTAAGATTTATTAGCTCACCTTTCAAAGTTGGTAGAAACCTTGAAGAATACTTATTGGATGAGAAACCTGATGAACCAAAAGGTCCTTCAATTGAAGAACAAATGGCTCAAGCTGATAATCAAAGGAAAGACCAAGAATTACAGCTAAAAGCTCAAGAAGTTAATATCAAACAACAAGAAGTTGATGTTAAAAAAGCTCAGGTTAAGCAGGGTCAAATTCAGTTCGAAGATAAACTAGAGTTCGAAGACGTTAATAAAGAAGCGGACAGAAGAGCTAAAACTCTTGATCAAGTTATTCAAGATAGAACTCAAAGAGCAACAGCGGCAATAGAAAACAGTGATTTAATATGATAGATCCAAAGATATTATTTGACCAAGATAGATGGAAGAAAGCTGCTAATTATACAAGCGGTTCAACAGGTAATGACCTAACTATTGATGGACAAATAAACAAAGATGGAGCAATCCACAGTCATGCAGACGATAAAATGCACACAAGTAAGAGCTCCTATATGGATAGCTTAAAGAGTAAGGGTTTAGTAATTAAAGACTGGAAATAATGGCAACAAATCAAGAAGGAAGACAAGCAGCTTTTAGAGCTATAGGTGGAACAACAGGCACTTACAATGAAGATGCTTTAGCTGCAATGATAGCAGAAGGTGGAACAGGAGATACTTTTAATGGTGTGATGGTTAGTTGGTTACAAACCAGACTATCTTCTAGTCAGACCAATCTAACTGATTTAATGAATGAGTTTGGAGTTAATGAAGGCTTTAGGAATTGGAACGATATGAACACTTTTTCAGCGGCTCCTTAATATATAAGATATGACAAACGGACCATCAACATACAATGAATGGGCTTATAAGTTCTATAAGGAGTATATAGAAAGCGGCCAATCAACTCAAAAAGTAGATGCTTTAGGGTTTAGCACTTTTGCAACTTTGGCAAATGGAGTTACTTATGACAGCACTGTCTTAAGCCTTGTTGGCTATACTCAAGTGCAAACCAATGTTCTTTCTGATGTCGATGGCACTATAGTTATTGATTTTATTAGAGATGAGGCTGGTACTGATATACTTAGAACTTTAACCATTCCTTACACAGGTGGAGCTGGATACCAGACTTTTTCAGCCCCAGCATTTACCCCATACGTCCGCTATAGATTTACGGCAGATGAGGCAGGGCAAGCAGATTTTTATTTTGATACTAAGTTTTTAACCAAGCCCTTAAGCGGTCAACTTTTAGGATTAGATGCTTTTATAAGCCCTAAGATGGTAGCGAACTTAGGTAGAAATATTATTGTTGGTAAAACAGTTGGTGGAAATTATGCAAATGTAGATATTGAACCAGTAACCAATAAACTAGGGGTAGCCGTTCCACGTTCTGCCTTTGGTGAATTAGAAGTTGTTAATCCAACTCCTGTTGTCCAAGCTGATTTTATCTATAATATAAATTCTGACTTAGTAACCTCGACCACCACAGGAAGTGGCACTGTTACCCAAGCGGATGCAATGGTTGTTCTACAAACAAGTGCAACAACTTCATCCTCTGCAAAAGTTGCAACAAATAGATTCGTTAAATATAGACCCGGCCAAGGCGTACACGCAAGAGGAACGGCATTATTTACAACTGGCGTTGCTGGGTCAACTCAACTATTCGGCCCCGGAGATGATGACAATGGCGTATTCTTTGGTTTTAATGGCGATTCTTTTGGAGTGATGAGAAGGTCAGGCGGTGTTGATACTTGGGTCGCTCAAACTGCATGGAATGGTGACAAGTTTGATGGCTCAGGTGGAGCTAGTAACCCAACGGGTGCAACCTTAGATGTGACAAAGGGTAATGTTTATGAGATCCAATTCCAATGGCTAGGATTTGGAGAGATAGTTTTTGCTTTAGAGGATGAAAATACAGGGCGTTTTGTGCCAGTACACACAATACCTTATGCAAATAATAATATAGTGCCTTCAATGCTTAACCCATCTTTTCCGATTATGTGGGAAGCTATTAATACAACCAATGATACTAATGTAACAATTAAAGGGGCATCATGTTGTGCGGAAATTGAGGGTGAAATTAGGTTACTAGGCCCAAGAAATAGTATTGATAACTCAAAAACAAATGTTGGTACATCATTGACTAATATCCTTACAATTAGGAATAAAAGCACCTTCGCTAGTAAAGACAACAAAACCCCAGTTATAGTTTCTAAATATAGTGCAGCAGTTGATGGAACTAAACCGGCAACATTCGAGTTAGTTTTAAATGGTACTTTAGGAGGAACGCCGAGTTATACAGATATATCAACTAATAGTTCTGTTGTTGACTACGATACAGCAGGAACAACAGTAACAGGAGGTAAATTATTAGATGGTGCAGCATTGGGAAAAGCAGGATCAGCAGATATTACACCCTTCTTAGAAGATGTGCAATTAAACCCTGGCGATACATTAACACTAGCTATCAAAGCCAGTTCTGGAACAACCGATGTTTCTTGTTTTGTTAAATGGATTGAAGATTTTTAATCAAATATAGACACTATTAAAAATAATTTATTTTATTACTTGACACAATATATAGTAGTAGATATAAAGGAGTAGTTAAGATAAAGATGTGGGATTAACTTGGTTTTTCACTTTTCCAAGTTAATCCTGTTCTTTTATCTTAAAATTATCTTGACACAATATGTAGTTTTATCTTAACAGAATATAAACTAATATTATGTATAAATGGGAATTGAAGTTACAGCGTCAGAAAATGAGGCAGAAAATATCATAGCAAATAGCTTTGATGAAGTTTTTGGTGAAGAGACCAAAGAAGAGATTAAAGACGTAGCAATCGTTGAGGAAGCGGTAAAAGATAAAGAAATAGATGAGGTCGAAGAGACTGATTCAAAAGAAACTGAGGAACTCTCAGAAGTTGAAGAAGATGATTCTACTGAGGAAGTAGAAGTTGAGAAAGAAATTGAGCAAGATGAGACTGATCTTAATGAAAGCCTCCGCGGGGTATTCAGCAAAGAACATATTAGTCTGATTAGTTCATTAGAAGACTCTGAATTAAGAGATAAGTTTATTGAGGAAGGTAAGAAATCACGTTCCGAACTAGACAGGAAGCGCTTAGAATTCGGAGAAGGTAAAAAGCTTGTAGAGACTTTAGATGAAACAGTAAAGGCAAATGGTCTTAATTATAATCGTCAGCAATATGCTGATGTTATTAAGAATTTCATGGGCTTTGATGCTTTATTTGCTAAAGATCCTCAGCAGGCAATAGAAACATTAGCTAAACAAGCTAATATAGACTTAAACACACTCGGCAGCAAAACTGTTCAGGAAGATGATCTAGATGATTATCGCACTCCAGAAGAGATCCAAATGGCTAAAGAACTAGAAGACGTTAAACTAGAAGTTAGACAACTAAGAAGCACACAACAACAAAAAGAGCAACTTTCAGTACAGCAAGAGATTAATGATTTTGCCAGTACTAAAGATAGCGATGGTAATTTAAAATATCCGTATTTTGATAAGGTTCGTGCAAATATGGGATTATTCTTTAATGACAATAATCCTGATATGACCATGGAGAGAGCTTATAACAAAGCATTAATGCTTGATGATGAGCTTATAGCCAAAAGAGATGCAGATCTTTTAAAGAAGGTAGAGATGGAGAAGAAAGCAAGGATTGAAAAAGCTAAGAAGCTTAAAAAACAATCAGTGAGATCTTCTTCTATTAATGCTTCTAAATCAGACCCTCGCGCTAAAACTCTTGACGCAGTTGAAGCTTTCTTAGCTGGCTAACATCTAACTAATGTCTATTAAAATAACATTTAATAGGTAAACGAAAATGGCTAATCCAAATTCAACAACTGGTCAGTTATTAACTACTACGCTTGATAATTATAAAGCGCAAATAACTAATAACGTAATTAACAACCACCCGTTGTTAGTTAAAATGAGAGAAAAAGGAAATATTATCAAAGAAAGTGGCGGTGCTTCTTTCCAAGAAAAGATTTCTTATGCTTCAAACGGCACTGTGCAATGGCAAGGTGAGTACGATACTTTTGACACTACTCCTCAAGACGTACTAACAACTGCTGAATTCTCTCAAAAAATCATCACTGGTACTGTTACCATGACTGATAAAGAGATGAAGCAAAACGCAGGTAAAGAAAGAATTGTAAACTTACTAGAAGGTAAGTTGAAAGTTCTTGAATCTTCCCTTAAAAACACTCTAGGTACTGCTATCTATGCAGATGGTACTGGATCTGGTGGTGATGAAATCGGAGGACTTCAATCTGTAATTGCTGATGATCCAACAACTGGAACAGTAGGCGGCATTAATCGTGCTAACTACACTTTCTGGAGAAACCAACTTTATGATTTCTCAACTGAGTCAGTAACACCTAGTGCCACTACTATCCAAGGTTCAATGAACACCATGTATTCACGTTGCCAAGTGCAACAAGGTGAATTACCTGATCTAATTGCTGCTGGTGAAACTTACTTCGGATATTTTGAAGATTCTCTTCAAACTAACCAAAGATTAGTTGATCCAAACATGGGTAAATTAGGGTTCAACTCTTTGGCATACAAAGGAGCTACAGTATTCTACGATCCAGAATGTGCTGATGCTCGTATGTATTTCATTAACTCAGATCATATCTTCTTGAAATATTTAGGAAGCTCTCTATTTGAAGTTGGCGAAGCTACAAGACCAGTAAACCAAAACGCATGGGTAACTCCAATGACAGGTTTAATGAACATAACTGTTGATAACAGTCGTGTACATGGAGTCATGATTGCTTAATTATTAATTTCAAATAAAGGATAAATATGTCTGATTTTAAATCAACTGAGTCTCAAATTTACAATCAAGCGATTGATGAGACTTCAACAACTCAAAAAGTTCCACTAGGAACTAGAATTAAAGCTATCGATAAAGCTTCAACTGCTTATGGTGTAGGTGAATTCATCTACCTACAAGGAGTTGCATCAACTGTCGTAGGTTCTTTTGTAACTTATGATCAAGATGATAATTCAACAGCCTTATTAGTTGCTAACGCAATTGGACCAGTAGCTACTGCTATGTCCGCTTGTGTAGCTAACGAATACGGTTGGTATCAAATCTTCGGCCAAGCCGTAGGTAAGGGATTAGCTTCTCTTGCTGATAATGCAAACATCTATGGAACTGCAACTGCAGGATCTGTTGATGATGCTATTGTTGCTGGTGATAGAGTACAGAATGCTAAAACTACTTCTGCACTTGACACTCCTGCAACTGGTTTAGTTGAGGTTAAAATCCAATATCCTATTGTAAACAATGGGTTAGCTGACTAGTTCAGTGTTTTTCGGGAAGAGGGGTGACTTACCCCTCTTCCTTTTAATATAAAATAAAACTAAATATGACAAATAAAGAAAATCTAGTACTAGAAGTAGGCCCACAACAATTAGTTAGTTATGGCAAATTGCTTGTAGCATTTTATGACGACTTTAAAGAGAAGGTTGAAGATGAAGATGGCGTTGTTAAACCAGTAAAAGATGCAAAACCAAGCCTTCATATTCATATTCAAAATAGTGATGATAAATACAGTATAATAAAAAGAAGAGCTCAGATTAGAAGAAATCAAGTTGGGAACAGAGTTAAGGAAGAGCATTTATATGCAAAAGCATATGCTAAATACTTAGAAATTAAAAATAACGGTGGATTAGTTGATGGCGAGAAAGCCGCCCTAACCTCTCAAAATGAACTCCTAATGGCTAAGATAGCTAAAATGGAGGCTGATGCTAAAGCAGAAGCTAAAGAAGAGAAGGAAGAGGTAAAAACTAAGACTAAAAAAACTAAATAAATATGACTCTATTAACTATTGCCCAAGACATATTAAGTGAAACTAAAAGCGCAGTTATACCAACTACTATCATTGGTAACACAACTGAAGCTTCTGCAGTTCAGGTTCTAGCGGCTCTTAAAAAGGCAATAGTTGATGTATCAAGAGCAGATGAATGGCAAGAGTTACAAAAAGAACATACATTTAATAGTGTAGCCTCAACAGAAGGTTACGCTCTACCAAGTGATCTCGATAGAATTGTTGATAATACTTTCTGGAATGTGACTAATTCAAGAGAGGTATTAGGGCCAGAAACTCCCCAAGAATGGAGAGTGTTAAAGAATAGCACTATATCAGGAGCGACAATCAATGATTACTTTAGAATAAGAGATGATGAAACAATCTTATTCCCTATCCCAGCAGCAGTAGAATCATATATATATGAATACATAACAGACTTAATAGTAGATAGCTCAGGTGGAACAGGACAGACAGGATGGTTAGCGGACACAGACGTCCCTAACGTGGATGATTATTTAGTACAATTAAACGCAACTTGGCGTTTGCTTAAAATGCAAGGGAAACCTTACGCAGAAGAGCAAAGGGATTACGAGCTGGCACTAGCAGAGAGAATGTCTAGAAATGGTGGAAATAAAACCATAAGACATTTTAGTAATCAAGGTATTAACAGATCAAGGATAGGTTCTCCAGATATCGTTACGCCTTAATTTAGGATTTGAATGGTTCTTTTTTTACAAAGACAATATCAAGGTTTAGCTCAAGAAAG